TTTATCCCAAAAAGTGAACAGAGAATAAACTACGTCAGCGCAGTTTTCTTCATTGATCGGCCCATAAAGACCAATCTTGCGAAGAGGATCTGCGCCCGGGGCCGGGGTGTTTAAAATAACGAAAGGGGAAGAGTCTTCGGGAAACTCCTCAGGCTCGTTTTCTAGAGGCTCTTTTTCTGACATTGGTTCCTTTTTTCTTAATTTCTACTTCTACTCCGCTGCGGTTAACACGACAGACGGAGTAGGAAACACTACTCGCCCACTCCAACATAGCCTTCTGATCTTTGAACTCTTTCCTAAAGAGAAAAATCAACTTATCATTTTTGAAATTATGACCATCCCCAGTCTGCTGCCACTCTCGCATTTCTTTGAGAATCTTATTCTTTGATTTCTTCGGGATGTTAGAAATCTGGATCTTGTACGTAGACGTTTCTTCCTCCGCGATCTCTTCTGGCCAGATAACTGCTGTAATCGCCATGCTTTCTCCTTTTGTATAGCTCAGTTCTACTTATAATTATAACTCTTTTGTAGAAAAAGTCAAGATAAATCTATATCAAAAGCTCCCTTTTTTAACAAACTTTTCTCTCCATTGCTCCGCGTCGACCGTTTTGAGGTACGAAAGAGGGTATTTCGTGTGCAGGCTGCTTAAGATGTGTACCTTCCAAGAATCAATCTCGGCAGCATCCCCTCGTTTCATCTCCTCAATCACAGCCGGCGGAAAGTCGTTCTCTTTTAACAATCGATACTTCATGTTGTTGCAAAAAATCTTTTCTTCAAGAGCGCGAAGAACCATATAAAGAGCTTGTCTGTTAATTGTTTTCGCATATGACTGTAGCTCCAGATACCCAGACAAAACTCGTATAAGTTGGTAACTAAGGACTCCTAGTAAAAACCAAAACGCCGCGGCGGATGGTTGACAAAGACTTGGAATCGCGGTAGGATTGTCTAACAGAAAGCTCATACGTCTAAGACTATTTTTACATCTTGAAGCTCTTTTGTTAATGCCCCAGCCTTGATTTTTTCATATTCACGATCAAACAAGTTTGTAACAGACTTCTCAAACGGGAGCATCCAATAATAGTTTGAACCTGTAAATTGGTGGGCGATCCATCCAGTGTCCAGTTTCGCGCCATAAAACCAGTAATAGACTGCCATTGACATTCTATACCCGCGAAATTCTAACCACGCTCGTCCAGGGCTTGGGAGAGGTAATAAGCAACCCAGGAAGAGAAGGAACCATGGGTTATAAATTGCTAACAACGCCAATAAAGCAAAAATCTGTGGTGATGCATAAAGCAAGTTGAAAAGCCACCCTAGGCGTTTTCTATCTTGAAGGTGCACATATTCGTGTGCGAGCACTTCAATTGCTTTTGTTTCCTCATTCTCAAGCCACGGCAGCTGAGGTACCCAGACAACGGGGTACAGAGTAGTAATGAAGTGTGTCTTTATGGCTTTGTTCCAGAACATAAGTCGAGCCAAAACATCCCAGAGATAGCTCTTTTCTTTGCTTTTAATTGCAAAGCCCGGAATGTCTTGGGCTATATGCCCTGTTAATGTTTTAAGTTTCTCTTTCACGGCGCGTTCAATGACGGCCCTTACACTCACCCTCTCCGGAGGAGTCTTTTGGCTACACGTAGGGCAATCTCGTTTACTAATGACTCGGCTAGAGCGCCGTCGGGATCGTCCCCGGGGGCTGCGGCCATGGCTTCTTCACCAGGGACGTCCACAACCTCTTCAGCGCCCATATCTAACTCACCCATAGCGGCGTCGTCGTCCACGTCCTCCAGGTCCGACCCATCGCTAGTAATGTCTCCGAGAGCCGCTAGGGCGGCGCCAACGGCGCCGACAACAGCCTCGTCGGCGAGTAGTTCGGCAGCAAGAGCATGCGCCTCGTCTTCGTCGTCCTCTTCAGCACCAAACTCTTCTTCAGCACCAACCTCGTCTTCCAGACCGCCAAGATCATCGCCCATGGCTAGGTCCTCTTCAGCACCCCCTAGGTCCTCTTCAGCACCAGCTAGGTCCTCTTCAGCACCAAATGCATCCTCAGGAGCTTCCTGCTCCGTAAGGCCCTCAACCTCCTCGTCATCCTCGTCATCCTCGTCGAGGTCGAGGCTGTTGTCTTCGGTAACAACGTGGGATAGTGGATGCAGAGGCGTAATTGCGCCGATATTCGCTAGTGTAGCGAACCTGCGCATGGTTGCCTCGGTAAGTAGATTCTTCTTGTTGCTCATGATGTAAGTGGCTCCTTTATAGGGTAGACGCGTGGAATACTCTTATGCTAGTAAATAGTAAGTATAATCCGAAAACACTTTATAAAAGTGTGTTTTTTGCCAACGAGGCAACAGATTTATCTTGTATCTGCTTAATTCGTACAAACGAAACCCCTAAGCGCTTCGCCACTTCTCTGAAAGTCATCTTGCCGTGTTTCTGCACAGCCAATAGAGTACAGTTTAAATCTTCTTCATAGTCAATCCATTGGCGGCAATCCTCTACCGGACAGCTTACATCAAGCTCTATGCATTTTTTAGTGCAATCTCTCACAGTTTCTCCTTTTCATTTTCTGCGATAATATCAAAAATAGACTCTAGTTCTTCAGGGTTTAACCCCATTTTAGTTTTATTTGTTTTCGCTTCAACCCTCTTCTTTTTCACTTTAGCCCGCTTGGCAATTGTCTGGACCTTGTATTCCTCTTTAATTTTGTCAACATAAGTCACAATATCTTTATCTCCCTCAATGTAGCCCGTTATGAGAGAAGAAAAAAAGAATTGTTGTGTAAGGCCGTCATAATTTAGCCGAATTCTCAACTCAGCGTGTCGCTTATCGGTCTCTTTGAACACAATATTTTTTTTTGTCTTACCATATTTCATCGATTCAATATGTGAGTAGAGCTTTCGATCTGCGCGGCTGGTGTTTGTCTGATAAACTTGGCAACAGCATGCAACTCATTTAAATTACGTGCTCCAGAGTAAGAAAGTCCAGAAGCAATATTGCCCCGGAGACGCTGTAAAATAGGAGCAACGGAGCCCTTAAACGGAACAGTTGTGGAGATTCCCTCCGGGGATGCTGAGGTACCTCGCCAACTAAGCTGGGCCGCTTCAGAGGCCATACCGCGATAAGCTTTATACTTCTTGCCCTGGTTGGGGCTTGTATATATCTCTCCCGGTGTCTCTGTCGTGCCTGCCAGCATGGAACCTACCATAACAAAATCAGCGCCGGCTGCCAAGGATTTGACGATGTCGCCTGCTGTCTTGATACCTCCGTCAGCAATAATCTTTACGTCATGTTCAGTTTTCACGCAGTCAAAAATAGATTCTAAAGTTGGTACACCATGCCCTGTCTCAATTCGGGTACTACAGATGCTTCCACCTCCGATACCCACTCTCACACTATCAGCGCCCCATTCAGCTAAATGGTTAAGCCCCTCTAGCGTTGCAACGTTCCCTGCCATAAAGTGTGCGATATCTGTATATTTGTCACGCAGGCTCTTGAGAGCCCTTTCAACCATAGCGTGATCCCCATGAGCTACATCGAGGCAGATAGCTATGGCGCCGGCGTCGATAAGACTCCCGGCACGTTCGATGTAATCCCCCTTCACCCCAATTGCGGCGCCGACTCGACCGTGGCCAAGGCCTAGCGATTCTATCACCTTCGCCACGATGTCCTGCTGTTCCCGGATGGTGTTATAACGATGGATAATTGCTAACCCGCCCTCCTTGGCGATCGCAACTCCCATTTCCAGTTCTGACACAGTATCCATAGGACTGGCAAGAAGCGGAAGGTCAAGCCAGATATCATCGTCCAAGCTATTACCGATTATAACTTCCCCACGACTTTCGATCTCTGAGTAACGTGGTACCAACAGAACGTCATCGTAACTTACAGCGACCTTCACTCTTTATCTTCCTTCTCTGCCCAGTACGTTTTTACTACTTCTTGCGCTGTGCCCCAGCAATCAGGACAGTAAAGTCTGACGACTCCTTCTACCTCTCTTACCACTACATTCCATGTAGACACCATCTCTTTATTTTGGTTGTCAAAAGCTTTCTCACACGCCAAACACTCTTCAGGTAATCTATCAAACATATTCAGTTTACTAGTAATATCTTTTTGCATCTTACGTTCCTTTGCTTCTCTTTTTCTTTTTATCTTTCTTTCTATACTCATTTATTATTTATCACTCCTAAGAAAGGCATGCCCTTTACGGGCGCGCCAAAAACAACTACTGCAGAAGGGAAGGGAGCAGGACTAGTTTTTGTTTTTCCCGTGTAATCAGCAGCAACTTTATTCTTAAAATGGAGTCTTCCCTTCACAAAGTAGATGACATCAGCCTTCATACAATAATCGTGCCAATACTTTGTATCAGTTCGTGAGGGGATAAGCATCACCACCGTTGTATCGGGCTTCTGGCCTTCTTCGAAAGCTTTTTTAACCCACTTTTTCATCTGGCGGCCGTAAGGAGGATTCACGAAAACCTGTTGACCTCCCCAGTCCTGTGTTAGACCGTCGTCTTCCTTAGTATAATGATTCTGGCATTTAGTATTTGCTGAAGTCGAGCACGGATCTAAAGTAAAATTATATGTTTGATTCAACTTATTGAAAAAGTCTTCGGGGGTTTCCCACTCAGCACTTTTCGAACTAAACATGGTTTCTTGAGTTTTCTTATCCATTATTTCAACCCCGTCGAGCCAAACGCTCCGCTTCCCCGCTCTGTCGCCTGGTTGAGGCAATCCTCTCGAACCTCTTGGATTTCACAGGTCACGATAGGTATAAGAACCCCTTGAGCAACCTTCTGACCAGATTCTATCGTGCTGGGACGCGTGCCAATGTTGTGCAAGTTGATATACAATTCTCCGTCGTAGCCCGCATCCACAACACAGGCACCCACCACAAGCTGTTGTTTGAAAGCAATCCCAGATTTGTTCTTAACTTCCAGCATATGATTGTTAGGCACTTCTACCTTAATACCAGTCGGGATCAGCCGGGTTGAACCAGGGTCAATCGTAATGTGTGACGACAACTCCTCATTGTCTGGGCAGTAAAACAAGTCCATCCCCGCATCAGTTGGATGCGCCCTGTGGGGTAGCTTAGCGTTTTTTCTAATTTTATAAACTCTCATTGTATTGTTCATGCTAACATCCTAAAATTATGTCTAATCGAGCGTGTACTAAACCCCCAGTCTTCACTGTAATCGAGTTTCGCCATATAAGGTCGATTGACCAATAACATATCTGTGTTCCTGACACCCCAGCACCGGATCCGTGTCATGACGCTAGAATCGTCAATCACTTCCACAATCCAGTAGTCTTTACCATTTTTGGTTTTCTTTGGAACAATTTTACGTGGTATAAACCACGCCACCTGTAATTCAGGGTCGTACTCAGAAATTCTCGGAATATATTTTTCCTGTAGCTTTTCCACCAAATCGGGGCCCATGACCAAGTTAAGAGGGTATACCCCCGTGAGTTCTACAAGGTGTTGGATCTTTTCTTCGTCCTCAAACTCACCTTCGGGTCTATATTTTTCAATATTGTCGGCTAACTTATTTTTGTTCTTAGGGCGGTCCACAACACATGCGGACCAAAAATGTTTCAGACCACTAAATCTCTCATCTACCAATTCGTTTAACGCGTCGCCGCGGCACAAGACATCTAGCGCCTTTTTATTCAATTTGCTGTAAGTGATACCCTCGTTGAAGATAAAATCTTCTACGGTCTCAAACGGCCGATTACTCAGTATCTGTTTAATTGCTGCTTCTCCTAAACCTTTGATGGAGGTAAGCGGCTGGATCAGAGTATACCCATCAGCAGAAATATCCCAAACTGTCCCGGACGCATTCACGTCCAGAGGGGCAATTGTAAACCCTAGAGATTTAGCGATGTTGATCGCCTTTTCTTTACGACTCTCCGGTTCTTTGTCTAGGAAAGCGGCTACCCATTCTGAGGGGTAGTGGTGTAACAACCACGCGCACTGATATGAAAGTATGGAATAAGAAACAGCATGCGATTTATTAAAACCATACCCTGAAAAGTATTCAAAGGTGTCCCACAGGTGTGAGGCCTCCGATTGGGAAATGCCTTTTGACGCACACCCCTGGATAAATTTCCCTTTGATCTTATTCTTCTGCGCTTCTACTCCTGCAACACCCTTTTTTGTGAGAAGTTTCCGCAGCTTGTTCCCTTCGTCTAGTGAGATTCCGTGTCCAAGTTTGTGAGCCAGTTCGGCAATTTGTTCTTGAAAAATTAAGAACCCGGCCGTTTCTTCTGTGACCTCTCGTACCTCCTCGCTAGGATATACAACCTCATCCGGATTCATCTTTGCCCGCACGTACTGTTTATCAACGCCAGCGCTCAGGGGCCCAGGACGGTAGATAGAGGTAATAGCTGCCAAATCGATGATGTTATTGGGTTTGACATTAACACAAAACTTTTGTGCGCCTTGTTCCGTGAATTGGAATATGCCGGCCCACTTCCCCTTATGGAATACATTCTCATAAACGGAGGGCTCATTGAGGTTGACAACATCAGGATGAAGATTCTCGTTATAATATTTTTGAATGTCTTCAAACGTCGGCTCGGGTACCCCTTTGTGGCGCTTTAGGATATGAGAAATTGCTCCCTCGATCATTCTCAGAGACGCCAAGCCAAGAATATCAAATTTGATGAAACCCAATGGCTCTAAATGTCGTACGTGTTGTCCCTCCGTCCACGGAGACTGGGTAACCCCACCACTATTAATCAGCGGCATATATTCATCCAGGTTCTCAGCAATTACAACACCGCCGGCATGCCTACTACATGAGCGCACCTGCCCGTACAAAGCGTTAACATGGGTTTCAATATGCGGGTACTTAGACAAAAACTGCTGAAGAGTTGGGCTGTACGCCATCACCTCATCGAATGTCGGAGTATAAACGCCTGCCTTGATCCCGTGCGCCTTCTTTGCTGTAGGCGTTGCCTCAGCCATCATACGGTTCGTAACATAGTTTACTTCTGTAAACGGCACATCATAAAACTTAGAGATATCTTTAATGAGGCTGCGTAACTGCAAGGTATTCCAATTGGAGATAGGAACTACAGAGTTCTCCCCCCACTCATCAATCAAGTGCTCTTTCAGTTTCATAGGATCTGACACATCATAATCAATATCGGGATAGTCTGTTGCGTCTTTCCGCAAAAACCTCTCGAATTGCAAGCCATACTGAATCGGATCGACCTGTGTGATCCCAAGTACGTAGGCTGTCAGAGCGCCGGCCGCTGAACCTCTACCGGGGCCGACTAGTTGGCGGTCTGTTGCCTTGTCGGCAATTGCCTTCATCGTCAAGAAATATTTTGAGAAGCCACGATCTTTGATTACGTGAACCTCTTCTTTTAGCCGTTCCACATATTCGTTGTCGTTGCCTAGACCGAGCGTCTTGAGCCCGGAAACACACATGGCGGCAAGCGCCTGGTCCGCGCTCTTTCCCTGTGGGACAACAAACGACGGCAGCTTCACATCAGTGCTAGGAAGAAAGGACTCGATCCTGTCGTGTGCGATATGATGAGTTCTTTCGATGCTATCGAGTACCAGCTTGTCATCATACGTGATGTTCATCTTCTTGGAATAATGTTGATATGCCTCCCACATCTGATCGCCGTTTTTAGGATAAAGTTCATAGCCCACCTCTTCGATGTCGGCTGGCAATTCGTTTGACATCCAGCCCGGGCGGTTACTCTTTCCCAGCCACCCCAGGCGCCGGTACAACTCCCGATCGCGCCATGTATCCTGAGAGGGGTAGTGACTGTCTGCGGTAGAAATCAAGTCTACGCCAAATTCCCTGGCAACCTGAATGATATATTTGTTAATCTCGTGTTGTTCCGGGATTGCATTCCACTGTAGCTCGGCGTACCAGCGATCCCCAAAAATTCTTTGCATCTTTTCGGTCGTCTGGCGCATGTTTGCCAGGATGGCCTCGTCGCCCTCCTCACGGTTTTGCCAATAACACCCGCTATAAATACCGCTCATGCATGCGCTAGCTGCGATAACACCCTCACTATTCTTCCGAAGAAGATTGTAATCCATGCGTGGGAAGCGATAGAAGTTGTCTCCGCGAAAGGACTTTGAAACCATCTTGAAAAGATTTTTTAGCCCTGTTTCATTTTGGGCTAGCAGAATAAGGTGTCGGCGCTGGTTAAGAATATTCTTATACTTCTTCCGGTCTTCATCCTCAATAACGATGTTCCCCTTTTCTTGCTTTTTCTTTTCCTCACGGGCATTAAGATAGTCGTCTTTCCAATTGGCTACCGAGGGGATAAAATATGCCTCAATTCCAAAAATAGGTTTAAACTCTTTGCCCTCTTGAGCCATTTTGTGAAATGCCTCAACCTGATATCCGAGGCTATTCATATTGCCATGATCAGTAATTGCCATGGCATCACCGCCGTTTCCCCATACGTTCTCCATGTGAGCCTCGGGGTATCCCATCCCGTCAAAAGCCGAGAAAGTGGTGTGAGAGTGGAAATTCACAAATGGAATTTCATTCTTTTTTCGTTTCAAAGTGTGTCCTGTTGCTTAAGTCTATTATAGCTGATCGAGTTTAAAAGTCAACAATATTCTTCATATTCAGCAATTAAGTTCTCAAGATCATAACTGAGTTCCCCATCGATATGAGAATAGTTATCTTTCAAAAATAGCAAGTTTTCGACAAAAACCTCAGCCATCTCCTTCTTCGTATAACGTACCTCAGTCTCAACAGAGCCTTCTTCGCTCCATTCCCGTAATAATTCTTTACCTGTTTTCATTTGTTTCCTCCTGGGGGATTCTGTTAAACTCCCTAAATTTTAAAATTGCTTCTGACGGCCGCTTAATAGTTGTACTTTCCTCTGAAGCTATATAGTTCCTATATCCCTTCCAATCCCCTGCGTCATAATAAAAAAGGGTCTTTTTTTGCATATAATGTTTAATATTAATACATTTAAACGCTTTTTTTAAAGAAAAGAAGCGGCCGCTATACCTTTTCTCTCGCGGTAGTTTTAGGCCCTCCTTAAATAAGGTAGTAGCCTCTGATCTAAAGTTACGAATCAAAGGAGTTAAGAGTTCGTACCCGAACGTAAAGCCCAGCTTCTTGCCATCTTGAAAGGTCTCACCACTGGGGGTTGCGAAACAAAAGCCGAAGTCTGAGGAAACAGCCTCTCGGTAGTCACGTACCAGCGTGGGATCAGAGATGCCCTCAGGAAAACTCACAAAAAATGCCCGAGGTTTTGTCCACTTACTCAGCTGTGAAGATACCTTTGTTGCCGTTTGCGCAGCAGAAAGTATACCCCATGATGCGCAATCACGACGATCCATGTCATCTGGGTGAGTGGGCACATAAAAAATAGGAATTTCTTTGCGGTAATTATAAGGCTGTCTGGTATTTTTACGGTGTATGTACACCGGGTCCTCTATCCAGTCCCCCACCCTGTGTCGTAAAAGAGGGACCGTATTATCATCGCACACTATCCAAATAGTCTCGCAGCCTGCATAGGCACACTCGACAATTGATCTTTCAACCATATTAAAGTCAGGGGCCAGCGGCAATAGATAATCGGGATACCCTACACTCATCTTATCGCGGGGGCCGAGAAGCGATATAATTCCAGCGAGATGAAAATACTTACCAGTCAAAAGTACCTTCTATGATATTGTCTAGTGAGGAACCCACATATTTTATATTTTCCTCTTCAAATTCGTATTGTGGTGTACGAATTTCCCATACGTCACGCTTATTCAAAGCTATTTTAGGAGGAGTCCCATTATCCCCTCGGATACCCTGCGCTTGCATAATCTTTGTTGTCTTGATACGTGAATACAAGTCTGAATATTCCATTTTAAAAAGTTTGTCTTGAGCGTCTAACACAGAGGTTACTACTAAATCTTTCCTACTCCCGTCATTGCCATCAATACGCGGCGATGCATAAAAATTTATTGTGGCAGCTAAAGCGTCGTCTGTTATGAACATATCGTATTCGTGTACGCAACCTTCATTCACATCAAACCAGTCATGAGCCAAATATGAAGTTGATTCGCTTAACGGAGGCGGCATTCCAAAAATTTGTTTATCGTCACACAGGAAGAGCTTCTCGTACTTGAAGTCCACCGAGTGTGCTTCTTTTACCACGGCGCGTAATGCGTTGTCTTTAAGACGAAGCTTTATTGGGAGTCCAGCGATGGGGATTTGCCCATCGACACTCATTTTAAACATCAATTCTTCCCATATATCATACTTCGAGCGGCCGACATCTAAGTTGCCGCGGTTTGTGCGCAAGGTCGTGCACTTATTTTCAATACCCAAAGGGCTAAGCCGAAGAGAAGGCTCCACAAAGTCAAAAAGAAAAGGGGGTCGATCGTCATTTTGGATATAGGCGGCATCTAAAAAATAAGCTAGAATTAATGATTCTAATGTAGCCCCTACTACAAGGGTTTTACATTCATAGGTGTGTTCCTTCATCACTCCGCCAGGGGTTGTGCCTCTTGTTGATACTGAACAAGTTCCTCTAGTTCAGCAGACATTTTTAATACTCGCTTAGCATAGACCAAGGAACGTCGACTCTTGTTTTTGCCTTTGCACCGGTATCCTCCGTTATATCCACACAAACCGATGGTATAGTCACTGTCACCGTACACATGAACCCAGTATGAAAGAATCGTCGCACCAGCTTTTAAGGCGGTTTTTGGTCTTTTCAAGGAGCGGCACGACCACTTCCCCTTGGTATATTTAGGCATAACTTGTGTTAGGCCGCAGGCTCCGGCTCGCGAAACTGCCCATGGTTTCCACCGACTTTCCTCGTGTATGAGTGCAACAAGCACAGTTGGGCTTATTTGGTTTTTTTGTGCTTCGACAACGAGCGTCTCCATATGCTTGCAGGCATAATCAGCGCGCGGAAGAGCAAGGGCAATTGTAGCCGAGCATAAAATTTCCGCCAAGCTCATCATTCCTCCACTAGCCCCACCACATGATTTTCTAAAATAATGAAAAAAATGTTATCTAACACCTCCACCTTTTCCACCATGGGGGTTTCAATAACTGCTAAAGTGTTTGCAGCAATTTGTGAATTGCAGTCTGGGCCTGCCTTCACCACTCTGCACATTTTAAATCTAGGAGTGTTCTTTGTGTTATAAGAGTCGGGCAATAACACTTTCGCTGTTTTGTTCTTCTTCGCCTTTATCTCTATAGGTTCTACCAAAAGATAACGACCCACCGGGGTAAAATTCATTTTCATCTCCTTAGCCACATTTTGCAAACCCGCAGTCTTTGCACGTCTGGCACCCTTCGATATACACGAGTCCGTCAGTACCACACTCGGAACATAAGTCGGTTGCTAGCGTCCCATCTTTGATATAATTTTTAAGGACGCGAGCGATGCAGCGTGAAAAACTAAACATATCCGAGTCTTTGTCTTTTTGTAACTGTTCTACTAAAAAGTTAATCTTTGCACCATGACGAAGAGTCAATGAAATTACTCGCGTAAAAGCAGAGTGATTGGGGTTGTCAAAAACTTTTACTATGTCTTTAATAGCGGTTGTATCATCGTCCTCCCCGTATTGGAGATCATAGATAGACGGCATCGTTTTGCGGATCCGCTTAGTGAGCAAACCCCGCGTATATTTCTTAGAAATCTCGATCAGCGACGCTAGCCCCCCCATCACCTCATAAGGGCGACCGTCAAGGAGCCCTACGAGAACCACCCACTTTTCTCCAGAGATAGTTGTATGATAGATATCACACTCCAACATTTCAGGCCGACTCGGAGCATCGTATTGAGGGAATGATGAATCACTGTTAGAAGGCTTAGTGACAAGCACTCCGCTGCGGCTTCCATCCACATATACCGTCACTCCCTTAAGACCCTTTTTCCAAGCTTGGAAATATAGTTCTCCTACAATTTCAGGTTTTGTCTTCGCAGGTAAATTAATAGTAGAAGAAATTGAATGGTCAATATGATGCTGGATGGCGGCCTGAACCTCTACACGCTTTTGCCAATCAATTTCCTCTGATGTAACAAAAAAGTCAGGGACCTCTTCGGTATCAAAGTTATTTAAATAATCGGTAACGTTATGGTGATAAACTTTATATTCGGCCCAGCGATCCCCCAAGTCATCAACGAAGTCCGCGTGAACATCTTGTTCGTCGTGAGAGAGTTTACGACGTCGAATATACCAATTACGAAACACCGGCTCTAATCCCGAACTCGTTTGCGACAAAATCGAGACTGAACCCGTGGGAGCGTTCGTCAAGATAGAAATGTTTCTTCTTCCAAATCTGGAAATTTTGTCCTGTAAAATTTTTGGCAGATCACGGATATAAGCATTGTGTTTCTCTACAGACCAATCGAAGACGGGAAATGCGCCTCTTTCTTGTGCTAAATTCGCGCTTTCATCGTAAGCTGCTTCTTTAAGAGTTTTGTAAATTTTGTCAACCAACTTAACAGCTTCAGTACTGTCATAGCGTAGTTGTAGGCAAGCAATGGCATCCGCCAGGCCGTGCGTGCCCAGGCCAGTGCGACGCCCTTGTGCACAGGCGCCCAGCAATTTCTTCCACAGTTCCTTCTCGTCGTCTGTGTCACATTTTTGAATAATTTTCTCTAGTTTCTCCAGTTCTAGCTCGACCAGATTATCGGAAAGACGCATCCCCACCCTTACTATCTCTTTAAACTTTTTAAAATCAAAGTTAGATTTTGATGTAAAAGGGTTACGTACCAGATTCTTAAGATTCAAAGAAATCAAACGACAAGAATCATATGCTGATAATGGGATCTCTCCACAGGGATTAGTTGTCAAAGTCTTGAACCCGTGAGCCGCGTATTCATTTGCGGGTAAGCGCTTCAAAATATTTCCCCACATCAAAAGACCTGGCTCTGCTGTGGTGGCGGCTGACTCAATGATGTTGGACCACAATTCCCTAGCCCGAATAGTTTTAGTGTACGCGGGAGTAGTGCCACCGTTGATGGGGTAACGAAGAACAAAGTCGTCGTCTGCTTCGACAGCCTCCATAAAATCATCCGAGATCCTAACCGAAACATTGGCACCAGTCACCTTCGTTAAATCTTGTTTCATGGTAACAAACTTTTCAATGTCTGGGTGACGGATATCCATAGAAATCATCAAGGCCCCTCGGCGCCCATTTTGGCCGATCATTCTACATACATAGGAATAGAAATCGGCGAAGCTCCAGGCACCGGTAGTGGTACCCGCAGAATTGTTGACAGGGGTGCCTTCTGGGCGCAGATTTGATACATCAATGCCCACCCCGCAGCGACGCTTAAACAAATTTGCTAAATCTTTGCCGGCATCAATGATCGAAGAGATATTATCGGCTGGCATATCAACGACAACACAATTTGACAGAGAGGCGTTGACATAGTCGTTACCCACGCCATACATGGGGGATCCCTGGGGGACGATGTATTGGAAACCTTTAAGATAACCATAAATATCGTCACGTGACACCCCGGACTTGTACTTTTTCTCCACTCTGGCAAACTCGTCCGCGAGGCGGTGATGCATATCATCAGGGGTCAGTTCCACAAAACCTCCCTCTTTGTCCTTGAGACAGTACTTTGTCATCCACACGTTAGTGGCTAACTCGTCGCCGCCAAAATATTCTAGTGTTGCGGCGTGCACCTCCTCTTTACTGTGAGTGTTCTTCAATTTACATTTCCTCCGCTCTTTTTGAACTCTTTGTATTTTTCTTTCAATCGCTTGGCGTGTTCCTTCGCCGAGGCAACCTTGATCTCGCCGATCGTCTCGTCACTCTGCTCCAATACCCTAATTTTCACCCGCGAGGTATCCATGTAGATAGGATAAATCATACCGTCCGGACCATTACGATTCTTAGCGATAAGAATACGGCCGGCGTTAGCTGCTTTGTCCTCAATTGTGCGCGAAACTGAGAAAATAAAATCAGCCACAAAACATTTATTAAACGCTTCCGAAATGGATTCCATTGTGATCACCTCCGCATTTAAACCTGATTTGATTATTGTTGATTATGCGGATTTGCTGCGCCCGAAAATAATAAGAAAGGAGAAAAGACATGAGCTGGAAACTATTTATGAAGATCTACGTGCAATAGCTCAAGAGAACGGCTGCCCTGTGTGGACGGCGTCGCAGACCAACCGCTCAGGTTTAAATGCGGAGGTGATCACAAT